GGCTCTTGCGACCAAAGCCGCCGCCGACGAAGGCGAAGAGATCGCCCGTCTGAACCAGGTCCTGAAAAACTCGACAACGTTCACGGATCAGCAACGCGGCGCCGTCGAGAAGCAGATCACCGCGTGGCAAAACGCGTCCGGCATCGCAGACGGTCAACTTCGGCCCGCATTGGCGAAACTTGTGATCGCCGGTATGGACTGGTCGCAATCCCAAAAAGTCATGGGGATCGCGATGGACATCTCCACCGCCCGTGGCCTTGACCTCGAGTCGGTGACGAAAGCACTGGGAAGAGCGTATTCGGGATCGACGTCTTCCCTGTCGAAACTGGGTATCGCAACAACCGACGCCGCGGGAAATGCACTCACGTTCGATCAGATCATGCAAAACGCCGCCAGCACCATGGGCGGCTCTACTGCCGCGGCCGCACATACGACCGCCGGTCGAATGCGGATCCTGAAAGCCAGATTCGAAGACATCACCGAGCAGATCGGGACGAACCTCCTACCCGTGGTCGAAAAGATCGGCGGGTGGCTTTCAAAACTCGCGAACCGGTTCGACAAGCTGTCGCCGGCCGCTCAGAAAACAGGAATGGTGATTGCGCTCCTGGCCGCCGCCATCGGCCCGATCCTCCTCATCGCTGGTTCTCTTGCCACGGCCATCGCGGCTCTCGCGTCACCGTTCGTCGCGGTGGGAATCGGTGTTGGCCTCCTGGTCGCCGCGACAGTCGCCCTCTATCTGAAGTGGGATCAGGTGTGGTCTTGGATGAAGAACCATCCGGCCATCGCCGCGATCATCGTTTTGCTCACGTCAACGATTTCGGTTCCGATCATTGCCCTCGTCGCGTTGTTGCGATTCATGCGCGATAAGTGGGATGACGTTTGGCGGGCGCTCGTTGTTGCCGGAACGTTTGCCTATGAGAATCTGAAACCGGTTTTCCATGTTTTGGATGTTGCTATCTATGCGATCGCAGATGCCGCCCAATGGGTCGGAGCTCGTATGCCCGCCGTCTGGTCGGTCATCTCAAAGGCGATCGGTGTCGCCTGGACCGCCATGCAACCCACGTTCGACGCAATCGTCTGGGGATTCCATGCGATTATCGACGTCGTCGCCTGGCTGATTCCCCGGTTCGTCGAATCGTGGAACACGATGAAAAGCATCGTCGAGACAGCCTGGACCGCGATGCAACCCACGCTCAACGCGATCACCTGGGGAATCACCGCGATCGTCGACGTCATCGGGTGGCTCGTCGATCGTGCTCCGGGAGCCTGGAACGCATTTTCTAGTGCCGTTAAAACTGCCTGGGGAATCGCTCAGGGTCCAATCAACGCGTTTGAGTGGGCGATCGGTGCGGTTTCCGATCTGATCGGTGGCGTCGCGAACCTCGCAGCGAGTGCCTGGAGTGGCTTTTCTAGCGCGATCATCGACGCATGGAACACCGTGTCCGGCCCGTTGAACTGGATGCTCGACCTCGTCGGCCGTGTGGCCGACATCGGTTCGGGAATCGCCTCGGCCATCGTCAACGGGTTCCGCAACGCCTGGAATTATGCGGCACGCCTCATCAACGACGCGATTCCCGACCACGTTGGGCTCCCGTTCGGTCTCGGTTTCGATCTTCCGAACCCGATGAAAGAGATCCCGGCGCTCGCCGCAGGTGGAATCGTGAACCGTCCAACGCTCGCTCTCATCGGAGAATCCGGCCCGGAGGCGGTAGTTCCCCTCGGGCGGCGTCGCTCTACGGGTGGGTCCACCACGATCCAGCTCGTCGTCGACGGCCGGGTCCTCCACGAAATTGTTCGCGACGACCTCATTTCCACCGGACGTGCCAACGGGTCCGCCCTTGGCGCCTACGCATAGGAGCTCCCATGGCCGACAATGTTTCGATCACCGCCGGCGCCGGTACCTCGATCGGGTCCGATGACATCGGCGGCGTTCAGTATCAGCGGGTCAAGCTGACGGTCGGACCTGATGGCACGAATACGGGCGACCTGGCCGGGAGGACAGTCACCTCGAGCCTCGTGGCAACGGGCGCGACGGAGGTCGCCGCATACGTCGATCCTCGCGTCCAACGGCAAATCTTGACGATCACCCCAAACATTTCGGTCAGCCCCGCCTATACGACAGGCGACTGCCTCGGCGGCGTTCAAACAGTCGGAAGCGCCGCCCGGTTTTCTGGTGGTGGTGGCATCATCACGTCAATCACCGTCCTCGACAAGACGCAGGCGCAACGAGCCGCGTTTGATCTCCTGTTGTTCAATGCGAGTATCACCGCCACGACCGACAACGCGGCATTTGCCGGTACCGATGCGGACATGGCGAAACTCGTCGGGATGATCTCGATCCTTGCTGGTGATTACAACACCGCGTTTGCTGGTACTCCGCTGAACTCGATCGCATTCAAGCCGAACTCTGCGACGGCAACCTGGCCGCTGTCGATGGCGATCCCGTACTACTGCTCTGGCGGGACGAACCTGTACGTCCAGTGTGTGGTCCGCGGCACACCCACCTACGCGTCGACGTCAGACCTCGTCATCCAGCTCAACTGCGTTTTCGACTGAAATGCCGCTCCTCACCCTTCCGGCGGCAACGAACGCACAGGGAAAGTTCCCTACCGCCTGGAGGGGCGACACCCGGTTCTCCATCGAGTTTTCACCGGGAACAGGACCGAACGGCATTCCCCTCTGGGTTGACATCACTAGTCGCGTGCAATCTGCGACGATCAACCGGGGACGCCAACGGATCCTCGACCGGTTCGAAGCCGGAACGGCCAGTGTGGTCCTCCGCAACGACGACCGGCTGTTCGACCCTTCAAACTCGGCGGGAACATATGCGGGAAAACTTGTGCCCATGGTCCCGTTCCGTATCCGGGCACAGAACTCGGCAGGAACCTATTCCCGGTTTACTGGGTTCGCAGACTCGTGGGTACAACGCTACGACCGTGGTAATCATGCGGCGACGTGCACGGTGGCGCTCACCGACGCGTTCAAAGTTCTCAGCCTCACCCGGCCTCCGTCACCGTGGGCCTTGCGGATCCAATCGTTTGGAAGCAATGTCGACGCCTGGTATCGCCTGTCGGAAACAGAATCGTCGACCGGTCTGAAAGATTCGTCGCCTTACGGTCGAGACGGCGTCTATTCGGGTTCCCCGACAATGGCGCAAACAGGACTCATTACGAACGACGTGAACGGCTCGGTGACGTTCACCGGGTCGTCGTACGCATATTCGGATGCGGTTCCGCCCGTCGACCTGGTCATCTACCTGGAGGCCTGGTTCAAAACGTCGACGGTCGCCGCACAGACAATTGTCGCCTACGGAAACCCGGCGTCGGGCCAGCTGCACTGCTCGATCGAAATGTCCGCGTCAGGCCAACTCATTTACCGGTACGCCGACAACGGTTACGACGTCGTGTATAGCGATACGACGACGGCCACCTATGCGGACGGCAACGTCCACCACGTCGCGCTCTACATGGCCGAAACGGTATTGAGCACCAGTGCGGGCGACTTTTCCATTCTGGAACCGGTGTCCTCGGGAAAAGGCCGCCGCAATACGCTCATCACTGCGATACGAGAAGTCGACGGATCCACTACCGGTGCGGTCACTCGATCCTCTGCGGCGCTCGCAAACTATCCGGCGATTTCCGGACGGTTGACCATCGGCTCATCATGGGGCGCCAACTCGTTTACCGGCACGATCGACGAGGTCGTGGTCTATGTCGACCCGTCGACAGTCCTCTACCTCGACGGGAACTACGAAGCCGGTTATGCCCCCTACTCGGGAAATGACACGGGCCTGCGAGTCACCAAAATCTTGGATCTGATCGACTGGCCGTCCACCGAGCGAACCATCGGAACCGGGAACTCGACGTTACAAGCCGCCGAGTTCGACGGATCAATCCTCGATCATCTTCAGGCCGTCAGCCTCACCGAACAGGGACGACTATTCGTCGGACAGGACGGGAAAATCGTTTTCCAGTCACGACGATCCACCAGCGGCACGGCGAGCCTCTACACGTTTAAAGATTCTGCGGCCGGCGTTCGATTCTCCGACGTGAGTTTCAGCTACGACGACGGAGAAATCAGAAACTCAGTCGTCGCCGCCCGAGCCAATGGCGGCCAGGTCACCGTTCAAGATGCGACGTCCGTTGCGAGTTACTACGAACGTACCTACTCCCAATCTGGCCTCCTCTACTCGACGGATGCTCAGACCAGAGATTTTGCCCAGTGGATCCTTAACCGGTTCAAAGATCCGAGCCTTCGGGTCGATTCCATGCGGGTGAGCCCGTTGGCAGATCCGGCGAACCTGTTCCCGACCGTGTTCAGCCTCGAGCTCGGATCGGTCGTCACGGTCGAACGAACCCCTCAAGGCGTCGGATCCGCAATCTCGACGGTCGTATTCATCGAAGGGATCGCGGAAACGATCACGCCCGATAACTACACGGTCGACTATCGCCTTGCCAGCGCCGACACGTCGTATTACTGGATCCTTGGTGATGCCACTTACGGGCGCCTCGGATCTACTACGCGCCTCGCTTTCTGACGGAGATCCCATGCCTGACCCGATCGTCACACGTCCCGATCAAACAGTCATCGTGGAGACCGGCATCACCGCCACGGTGGTCGACCCGGTCGGAATGACCATCACCGGCGGATCTTCCGATCCGAACGACCTCGGATTTCCCGACATTATTGTCACTCAACAAAACGGGTACGGGTGTGACGGGCTCTCCACGGTGGATGAGGTCGTGGCATTTTGGATTGAAGCCCTTGCAGCTCATCGGCCACCTCTGCCTCTTCGGCCGGCAACCGAGACGGTCAGCCCATATATCAACGCTTCACGCTGGGTCGCAGATTGCCTATGTGGAGGTGGGATGTTGTGTTGGGATCGCAATCCTCGAGCGGCCTGCCTTGATTGTGGCGCAGCGTATTGGTGCGCTTGGGCAGCTCCGGATGTCCGATCGGCCGTCATTCGGTTCCTCGCCGCCCGCCCGGTGTCACATCGAAATTGGGATCCGCGTCGCGTCAACGATGACGGGACCATGATCGAGACCGTCGCGTTCATCGAACGTGAAAACGTGTTGATGGGAATCTGATATGGCTTATACGACCGACAGAACTTGGGTTACGGGTGAGGTGGTCACCGCCGCCTATTTGAACACGTGGGTCCGAGATAACGTCAAGTGGCTCAGCACCGATAAGCCGATGGCTCGCGCTTACAACACGCCCGGTCAATCAGTCGCCGCGAGTGCTACCGCCACTCTTCTCTACAATACGAACCGATTCGATAACGCGTCACTACACAGCACCTCGTCAAATACCAACCGGATGACCATCCCATCGGGTGGCGCCGGCAAATACCTGTTCGGCACGTTTACGCTCATGCCAGGACAGGCCACCGTCGGGAACTACCAGGTCTCAACGATCCGCCAGTCGGGCTCGACGGTGATCGGTGCTACTCAGGTTCAAGTTCTCAACTCGGCCGCCTTCGGGCCCGGGATGACGACCTCGACCTTTTGGTCCTGTGCTGCCGCCGACTGGTTCGACTCCTCGTATTTCCAAGACGGCTCAGGTGCGCTCATATTGTCCTCGGCCGAGTTCTGGGCGGCTTGGGTCGGTATCTGATCTGGTCACTGTTGGATGAGCGGACGTCCCGGCGCACCGGTCAGCGCCCCGGCGGTCGTCCGTGGGATTCGCGCACGGTGGTGGGGCCGTCCGCACGTCGCCTCTTAGAAGGACGAACCATGTTTGGACGTGACACGATCGAACGAGCCGCGAAAACGTTCGTGCAAGCGTTCCTCGGGACTCTCGCAGTGAGCCTCACCGTCCCCTCCGACCTGGGGAACTTCAACGCCTGGAAATCGATGGGTCTCGCCGCGATTGTCGCCTCGGTCTCCGCCGGCCTTTCAGCCCTCTCGTCGGTGATGTCTCGTCGAGTTGGGACGCCGAACACGGCGTCGATCTTGAGCATCCCGCCGTCTCCACCATTGTGCGACCAGGCGGGCGACATCGGAACGTCTCATGGCTGAGATCACCCCGATCGACCTTTGGGGAGGCACCCGCAACGGGTGGAACGAAATGGACCTCCCCGCGAGCTGCGTCTGGGTACACCATTCGGTCACGACCGCGAGCGACAACGCTGACGCTGATTTTCAGATCCTTGACGACATCGGTCTCAGCCAAGGGCACGGCGGTATCTCTTACTCGTACGTGATCCACCCGAACGGCACCATAGGAGAAGGCCAAGCGACCGCTCGAGGCGCCCACACGGGCGGCCAGGGCGGCTGCGGCGGTTCCCCCTGGGGCTGGAACATCTGCTCGTTTGGTATCTGCCTTGTCGGCAACTATCAAAAGGAGACACCGACCCGAGCCGCGATCGACGCGTTCCGATGGTTGTACGCCGATCTTGTCGCTCGCCAGGTCCTCGTCGCCGATGCGCCGATCGGTGGTCACCGAGACGCTCCAGGGAACTCCACGGCGTGCCCCGGAAACAATATCGAAGCGATCCTCAATGAGTTTCGTGCTCCTATCCGCAATGTGTCACCGACGGAGGTCGACATGGTCATCGCCTGGGGCCGAACCGTGTTCGGCGTTCCGATCGCATTCCTTCTCGCCGGTGGGAGGGTCCTGAAAACGTTCGATGGTCCTCCCGGTGCGTACGGAATCACCCAGTCGGCCCTCGACTGGAAAAACGCTACCGGCCGGGATGCGGTCCCGTTGATCCTTGTCGACCCTGACCAGATCGGGCAGCTCGCCGCCCCCTGGCCGACCGGGTCGACAAAGCCGGGGACGGTGCCTGCCGCCTTGTCCGACCCGGACATCGATCGGATCGCCAAGAAGGTGGCCGACACGCTTTCCGGACGACTTGCGAGCTGATGGTGATCGAACGTACCGACTCAGAACGTCTCGCCGTCCTTGAAACGAAGGTCGACGCGATCCACGAGGATCTCCACAGCATCTGGCAGAGCTTGCGAGACCTGTCGAATCGCCCGTCGTGGACGGTCGCGGTGCTCGTCACGTGCCTTTCGTCGATGGTCTGCGGCCTTGCCGTCGCCGTCCTCGCCCATTGACTCCCGGTCCGGAAGCCAAAAGCATCGTCGACGAGCTCGCCATGTTGGGAGCGCGTCGAAAAGGCCCTCCGTGTACGACCGGCCTGGCGCTCGCTGAAATGAGCGACGATGTCCGTACCGTGGTCCTGACGGCGTTCGCAGACCCGCGCGTTCCAGGGTCTCACATCGCAGAAGTTCTCAAAAACCGGAAATATCAGGTGACGGAACACAGCATTCAACGCCACAGAAGGGGAGACTGCCAGTGTCCATCGCAGACGAGTTAGCCGCCCCGGATCCGGAGGTCGAAGAACTTCGCGCCGCGGCGCGACGCCTCTCGACGTCACTCGAACGCGAACGGGCCCGCACCGGAGCGCTCGTCGACGCCGTTTATCAGGCTGCGCGTGATGCTGCGACCATCGCCGGTCGGGCACCAACTCCGCGACCGCCTCGGGATCGGCGTCAACGTCGCGAAGAGGTCGCGTTGGTGCATACGACGGACTGGCAAGCCGGAAAGCAGAACGAATCGTTCGACCTGGACGTCTTGCATCGCCGGATTGGCCAACTCGCGGAGAAAGTCGTCTCAATCACGGCGATTCAGCGGGCAGATCACCCGGTCCGGACCTGTGTGGTCCTCGTCGGTGGCGACATGGTCGAAGGCGTGACGGTCTTTCCTGGGCAAGCCTGGGAAATCCATGCCGGCCTCTACGAGCAGCTTTTCCGAGGTGCGCGGATCCTCGAGGAGTTCATGGCGACACTCCTCACCGGATTCGACGTCGTCGAGGTCTATGACATCTATGGGAATCATGGGCGACTCGGCCGGCGAGGCGACGTTCCCCGCGGCGACAACGTCGACCGGATCATGTACGGCATGGTCGCGGAACGGTTTTCCGCTGAGCCGCGCCTGGTATGGCATCATGCCCCGACGTGGCATCATCACGTCACGATCGGCGCCTACACGGCCCTCCTCATCCACGGAGATCAGATCCGCTCATTCGGTGGGAACCTGCCTGCCTACGGGATTCTCCGGAAGGTGAACGCGTGGGCGGCCGGGGTGCTCGACCCGTTCACGGACTGTTACGTCGGTCATTTCCATACTGCACAGATTCTCAACGGCGCAGACGGCCGCAAGGTTTACATGACTGGTAGTCCGGAGTCCGGTAACGAGTTCGCCCGCGAGTTTGTCGCCGCGACGGGCACGCCGTCCCAGACGCTCGCCTTCGTGGATCCAGAACGGGGCCACGTGACGAGCTACTACGAACTCAGGCTCGACTGATGCTGAACCCGGAACAGATCGAAGCCGACGAGGCCACAGCCGCGCAGCTCCTCGCCGTCGCCGCATTGGCCGGAACGTTCTGGGATGCTTTACGGGCCTGTGGCCTTCCCGACCATCTGGCGGTCGCCTTGGTGCGCGACTGGCATTTGGCGGTCATCGCAGACGATCCGGTCGAATGGTCGGACCTCGGGGAGGACGAATGAGGTTCAGCCTCGAGGTTCCTGACGATGCCGTCGATGATCCGGCCGGGTTCGCC